GGGTGGGGTGCGCTCCATCTCCCGCAGGCTGGAACGCTCGGCTACCATCGTGGAAAACCGGGAGGCGGTGGCCTACTCGCTGCTGTGTATGGCCAACACCAAGATCACCGATATCTTGACCTGGGATGAGGATGGCAATGTCAAGGTTAAAGCGTCAGGTCAAATTCCGGATCACGCCTTGCAGGCAATCAAAAATATCCGGGTTAAGCGTGAGAAGGATGGCTCGCAGACGCTTGACGTTGAGCTATACGACAAAGTTGGCGTGCTACGTCTACTGGCCAAGGCATCGGGCCTCTTGGATAACCCAGACGACGGAGAAGACAAACCATCCGTCATAGGCATTAACGTCCAAGCACCACAACCCGTTGACGTGGAGGCGAAAGATGATTGACGTCGTTGTCGGCTATGACCTGCGTGAGGCTGTGGCGTATCACACGTTTTGTCAGTCCGTGATTAGCCATACCAGCCGCCCAGTCCGGTTCACACCATTGGTGGCGGACACCCTGCGCGACACCAACACCCAGCGGGATGGCTCAAACCAGTTCATCTACTCTCGGTTCCTAGTCCCACATCTCATGGGGTATAAGGGCTGGGCAATCTTCGCTGACGGAGATATGGTCTGCAAGTCTGACATCGCCGAGCTGTGGGATATGCGGGATGACCAATACGCGGTACAAGTGGTCAAGCACGACTACAAAACCAAGCACTCTAAAAAATATCTTGGCAATAAAAACCAAGACTACCCACGAAAGAATTGGTCTAGCCTGATTCTGTGGAACTGCGCTCACCCCGCCAACCGTCACTTAACGCCCGATGCGATCAACGGCCTAGATGGCTCGTTCCTACACCGCTTTAACTGGCTCAATGACAACGAGATAGGTGAGTTACCGCTCACATGGAACTGGCTTGTGATGGAGTATCCCGAGAACGATCAGGCTGAATTGTTGCACTACACCATTGGTACGCCGTGCTTTGAGGCATATCAAGACTGCGACATGGCTGACTATTGGCACAAAGAGTGGCTTAAATCACAGACGGGGTTTGGCGCATGACATTTGATGACTGGCTCAAAACAAGGCAAGATGCTCGCACATGGTCTGAAGATGAGAAGGCTGTGGCAGAGTTGGTGTGGCGTGAAGCGCAAAAACACTGCGAATGCAAAAATAAAACGGAGGATAAAAATGGTTGAGCTTGGTTACTTTTTTTTCTACACAATCGCTGTGCTTGTCTATGCGGGGTATAGATCATGGCGTCGTGGCTAATTGCGGGGATTGGAATTGTTTACTCAGTTGTTGCTATTGACTTGTTGCGCTCTGGCAATCTCGGGCTTGGCATTGCTTTTGTTGGCTACGCTATTGGCAATGTTGGGCTTTATCTAGCGGCAAAATAATGGCCAAGACAAAGGAACGCTCAAGCAAGGAAATTCCGACGACTGGGTTAAATCTTAACTTCAGTAAGTCGCCGCGTGTCTTTGATTTTTTCCAAAGCGATGCGTTTGTCCAAGGCTTGATGGGCCCGGTAGGCTGTGTTGCGCCTGAAACTCAGGTCATAACAGAGTTCGGCCCAATGCCCATTTGGCAGATAAATCGGCCAATGCGCGTTCTATCTTGGAACGATCAGACAAATCAATTCCAGCTTTCTTGGTGTGGTGGCTCGTTCCCAAAAGGTACGGACTATCTGCTCCGAGTGACAACGCAGCAAGGAGAATTTGCCGCAAGCGAACGTCACCTGCTTTTTTGCGCTGGCCATGACTATCAATTGTTGGGTACATTGAAATCTGGTGACGTGGTTTGCGCAGCTTCTCGCGACCCGCTGGAGATATTAGCTTTTGTTTCCCGGCAATCGTCGTCTCAAGATGGTCTGCGTTTGACTGAAACAGCCGTAGATTCTCTGGGGCGTTATGCAAAGTCAGCCCGTCTATATGGTCAACGACTTCTGTTGGAAGAAGGTATCGACCTAGCTTACGCTCCATTACAAGACGATGCTCAAGAATCGTTTTTGCTTGGCGGCCAGCACGCACGCACGCATAAGGATGATTCTTGGGGGCTGATACATAAACGTATCCGTCAAGCCCTATTTGCCGCCCAGAAACAAATCTATGATTTTTTTGCCCGTTTCTTGCTCCCTTGTTTAGCCTTGGCAAATCAAGGCGCTGCTGGAGTTTTGAAACATAACGGCGAGACAACCCAACAGCTTGGGCGATTTGAGCAGATGACATTGCCTGGTTGGAAAGCTCAATTATTTTCAAGGTGTTTTGGTTCATTTGTATCTTCCTCCTTGTCCGATAGGAACATTGTCTCAGTTGAAAGAGAAAGAGTCAAGCGATCATATTGGGATATGCAAGTGTTGGATACGCACAACTACGTCACAGTGGACGGGACGATCCACCACAACAGTGGCAAGTCTTACGCCTGCGCTGCCAAGATTATGAAAAAGGCAGTCGAGCAAAAGCCTAGTCCGATTGATGGAATCCGCTACACACGTTTTGCCGTTGTGCGTAACAGCTACCCGATGCTAAAGACCACAACGATTAAGACGTGGTTAGATTTGTTTCCAGAAAACACATTTGGTCCAATGCTCTGGACGCCGCCGATTACGCATCACATCCGGTTGCCTAGCCGTGGCGACGCTGCGGGTATTGACTGCGAGGTCATCTTCCTAGCGTTGGACCAACCCAAAGACGTGCGTAAGTTACTGTCATTGGAGTTGACTGGCGCATGGGTGAATGAGGCGCGTGAGTTGCCAAAGGCTGTGATTGATGGGTTGACACACCGGGTTGGTCGCTATCCCACTAAGCGTGACGGTGGCGCAACATGGCACGGCATCTGGATGGACACCAACCCAATGGATGATGACCATTGGTGGTTTCGTATGGCCGAAAAAGAAAAGATGACTGGCTCATACGCTTGGAAGTTTTACAAGCAGCCAGGCGGTATCGTCGAGGTCAGCCCGGAGTTGCTACCTGACAACCCGGAAGCCAACGACCACATCTTTGCCTCTGGTCGGTGGTGGAGGGTCAACCCAAAGGCAGAGAACATAGATAACCTGCCGCCGGGTTACTACCAGCAGATGTTGTTGGGTAAGAATCTGGATTGGATCAAGTGCTATGCCGAAGGGCAGTACACCTACGTCCAAGAGGGCAAGCCAGTCTGGTCCGAGTATGACGACAATATGATGGTGGATGACATTGAGTACGATCCAAGCCAGCCATTACAGGTCGGGCTAGACTTTGGTCTTACCCCAGCTGCGGTGATAGGACAGCGGTTGAGCAATGGCCGATGGGTCATATTGCACGAGATCGTCACGTTTGACATGGGGCTTGAGCGGTTCGGACAGCAGCTCTTGGCTGAGCTGAACGCTAGGTTCCCCAAGGCTCAAATCATGCTTTGGGGCGACCCGGCTGGTATGCAGCGTGACGCGATCTATGAGGTTACGGCGTTTGACCATTTGCGGACCCTAGGGTTGCGGGCGCAGCCAACCCACAGTAACGACTTCCGCGTAAGGCGCGAAGCTGCGGCCGCACCCATGCAAAGACTGATAGCCGGCAAGCCAGGACTGGTTGTGGATAGGCAATGCAAGCTCCTCCGAAAGTCCTTAGCCGGCGGTTATCATTTTAAGCGCATCTCGGTTGGTGCGGGGCAAGAACGGTTCCGCGATGTGCCAAACAAGAATGAACACTCACACGTTGGCGATGCCTTTGGTTACTTGCTGCTCGGTGGTGGCGAGCACAAGCGCATGACGCGTAGCCCATTACAGGCCAACAGCCTTGTAGCTCAGACGGTGGTCAATGCAGACTTTGACGTCTTCGGCGCTCGCTGAAAAACTCAACTACCGCTTTGCCAAAGGCGGGGTGTGGTTTATGCCGTTTAGTCCGGCACACGCTACCCGGATCAACACAGACCAAGAGGAGGTCTTGGTTCATAACGCAGACGTCTCGGACTTGTTGACACAACAGTCACAAATGGGGCCGGCCGTTACTGGCTTTGTGGCGCTCAAACCCGTGGTGGCATTTGGCTTTGTCCACATCTGGGCTGGCGTCTCAGAGGCGTGGATGATCGCCGATCATGGGGCTAGGCAACGACCCGTAACCATGACCCGCGTTGGGATTGCGGTGATGGATATCGCAAAGATATCTATGGGATTGCACAGGCTACAAATAACCGTTAGAACTACGGATATACGCGCTGTGAGATGGGCTGGCGCAATTGGATTTGAGGCTGAGTCGGTATTGCGTGGCTATGGCCCAGACGGTGTGGATTATTTAATGATGACGAGGTGAGCATGGGTGGAATGTTTAAGGCGCCTAAGCCAGATACTAGCGGTCAAGAAGCCTTGCGGGCTCAGGTCGAAGAGAGTAAGCAAGAAAACGCACGGCTAAAGGCGCAGACTGAGGAAGAGTCGCGGGAGTTGGCAGAGCGTACTGCGGCGGCTCGCCGGGCTCGACAGCGCGGTGGCGCAAGAATGTTGTTGTCTGAGGCGCGGGTTGCGCCTGAGACTGGTATTCAAACCCTTGGAACGGCTGGAACTGAAAGGAGCATGTAATGGGCGGCGTAGCGGCAGGTGTTGAAACAGCGGTAAAAAAAGGAATTGTTACTCCCGTAACAAAAGTTGCTCAAGCAACAGGAATTGTTGACAAGCCGGAAGCGCCACAGGCCGCACCGGCAGCACCACAGCCAGCAGCACGCCCAGGCGTGGACGTTCCGGCTCAGGGTCGGGACGAAGCGGCCGAGGCTTTGGCCGCACGCCGTCGGGCACGCCGCGGTGGTCGGGCATTGCTGTCCGAGGCAAGGCTTAACCCAGAGTCAGGTGTTCAAACCCTAGGCTCAAGCGGGATGCTGTAATGATCTGGCTTGCGGTCATTTTCTTTTGTACCGCGGAGGGTGATTGTAGCTTTTGGTCCAAAGCTACAACCAGACCTATTGAGTGTGAGCGCACACTCACAGA